GGCTGCTGCGGCGTAGATTTCGCGCCTGCGCCGCAAGACCCATACAGAACGGCGAGGAAGGACCCGCCGCGTTATTGCCCGTCAGGCGAGCAGATACGGCTTGCGGCGCCCCGATCCAAGAGCTGCCGCACCCCAAAGCGTCCCGCAGCCGATCGCCCCGCCTAGGGCTTCCCAAGCGTTCCTGGGGCAAGGTCATTTTTGGCGCTCCGCCTGGTCGACAGCCTCGGCGAGCGACCGGTTGATCTGGTCGCGGATCGTGGCGACCACAAGGGCTTGTATCATCTCGTAGAACGGAAGGCTCTTTCGCACAACCTGTTGCGGTCGGAAACCCAAGAGCAAGCGGATACGGGCGGTCTGCGGCGGCGCGTCTGGCTTGCGAGGCGATCCGAGCCGCGGCCGCCGGCCGTAGCGCTGCCAAATGCCCGCAGGCGCGCCGGGGTGGCCCTTGGGCAGGCCGACGAATGTATTCGCCGCTTCCGCGGCTCGGGGCCGGCGCGCAGCCGTGCGGGGCACGTTGCCGTAGCGGTCGAGCCGGAGCCGGCCGCCGGGCTCGATCAGGGCCTGCCGGCCAGAGCCCGGCAGACGCACGCCGCCGCCGCGGATGAGGAGATCGAGCACGCGGGAGGCTGTTTCGCCGAGGAACACCACGGCCTGCTGGTTGGCCTTGGTCGCGCGCTGGAACCGCGGCGAACGCGCGATAAACGGCGTCGGACGGTCAAGGAGCCGCGGGAACTCCTCGACCAGTTTCGCGCGCGCGGCGCTGGCCGTGCGCGTCAGGGCGCGCGCGACAGCGAACGGGAGCTGCCGGCGCTCCAGGTCGGTCAGGCGAGCGGCGAGCGAGTCGAGGTCGTGGCGGAGGTTGATCCGCATGGCCGGTCGCAGTGTGGCAGCCTGCGCGCGCAGGCGCAAGAGCTTTCGGCCGCTGCGCCCGCCGTTACGCGGACAAACTGGCGTAAGTATATGCAGAATAAATGTTTACGATGCATCGTTACGGCGCCCCCGAGGCGTTTCAGCGTTGTCGCAGATCTCGTTTCAGGAAGTTGCAAATCCGTAAGTTATTGCCGTATAATGACTTATGGACGACGACTCGCCCTAATTATTACTTACTGTTACTATGAATAAATATATATATATATATGACCCTCTCTCCGTCTGCTCTCCCTCTCTCTCTCTCTCTCTTCTATTCATGCATATAGGCGTCTATCGCCCCGGAATTTTGTAACGGCTAACAGATACCTAACAAAATCGAGCGAATGGCCGAATAAACGCAGAACTTGGCCGACGCGACCGAAAATTGGCAGCGTAGCAGCGAGCGTAATTTCTGGCCGATTTTCCCTCGACCCGCGCGGCTCGACGCGGTGCTGACACTTGCGCGTGGAAAGAATGGACCCCATAATCCGCCACGATGAGAAGAATCAAGACACGAGTCATCACCCTTGCATCGAGCGAGGAAGATATCCTCCTCCGCGCGCACAGGCTTGCGATCGGCGCACCGCCGCTCGCGGCGTGGCTGCGCTGGGTCGTACTCCAGCACGCCGAGACGCTGCTGCGCGCCAGCACAGCCTCGCGCGAAGCAGCAGCCAAGCGCGAGGAGCGCGAGGCCGCGCGCGAGCAACGCGAGGCCACACGATCACTGCGCGTGCCGGCCAAGGATCGCCGGCGCGCAGAGACGCTGACGGTGCAGGCTGCGGCGGCCCGGCGCCGGGCTACATGGAGCGGCATGGCCGAAGGCTATGCGGAGTCGCAGCTCGCGGAGGCCGAGGCTCTCGAGGCCGAAGTGGCGAGGCTACTTCGGCGTGACACGACGGGGAGCGCAGCCCCGAAAGCAAAATCTACTTGACGTGCGCTGCCTCGTTGCGCATCCTCGCCGCATGCCCGACTCATCGGACTCCCCCCGAGGCAACGAGTACCTGGCCGCCGTTCTGCGCGCCGAGATCGAGGCTCGTGGAGGATCGTGGCGTGGCGCGAAACGTTTGCGCGCGGAAATGCTCGCTCGGTTCGGCGAGGAGACCATCACCACGCAGAGCGTGGCGAATCTCAGCCGCCAGCGCACGCGGCCATCAGCTCGGGCAATCGAACAACTCGTCGCAGTGCTTGGCGACCGGTTAGATGTCCGCCGGATCTTCGTCCAATGATCACGCTGCGCCCCTACCAGGAGGCTGGCATCGCCGCGATCCGTGAGCGCATGGCAGCCGGGGATCGTCGCGTGCTGTACCAGCTCCCATGCGGTGGGGGGAAAACCGTCATCGTCGGCTGGATGATCCGCCAGGCCGTTGCGACCGGGAAACGCTGCTTGTTTCTCGCGCACCGCCGCGAGCTGATCCGCCAGTCGTCCGAGACGCTCACGGCGCTCGGGGTTGAGCATGGCATCATCGCGGCCGGCCAGCCGCCGCGGCCCGCAATGGTCCAGGTCGCGAGCGTCCAGACGATCGCGCGGCGGCTCGTGCGGTATCGCCCACCCGACTTTCTCGTCGTTGATGAGGCGCACCACTCGCAAGCCGGGCAATACCGCGCGGTGCTTGCTTGGGCACCGTCGGCATACGTCGTTGGACTGTCTGCGACTCCTGAACGTCTCGATGGCCGCGGTCTCTCCGAGCATTACGATGCGCTAGTCTGCGGGCCGACGGTGGGCGAACTGATTGCACTCGGTGCGCTGTCGCCGTATCGCGTGTTCGCGCCGCCACTGCCTGCGGACTGGTCTGGTGTGAGCCGTCGCGGTGGCGACTACGCCGCCGATCAACTGGAATCGGTGCTGGACCGCCCCACGATCACGGGCTACGCGGTCGAGCAGTATCAGCGGCTCGCCGCCGGAAAACGCTGCGTCGTTTTCGCTGTGTCGATCGCGCACAGCCGTCACGTCACCGCGCAGTTCTGCTCCGCCGGCATCCCGGCAGAGCACATCGACGGAGACATGGATCACCGCGAGCGCGACGCCGTCATCAGTCGGCTGCGCGCCGGCACGACTCAAGTCGTCAGCAACGTGGACCTGATCTCCGAGGGGTTCGACTGCCCCGCCATAGAAGCAGTGTCGCTGTTGCGGCCGACCGAATCGCTGGCGCTCCACATCCAGCAAGCCGGCCGCGCGCTGAGGCCTGCGCCGGGCAAGGACGCGGCGCTGATCCTCGACCATGTAGGCGGTTGTCTACTGCACGGATTGCCGGATACAGCGCGGGACTGGAGTCTCGAAGCGCCGCGGCGCAAGCGAAATCGGAACGCAGTCGCGCGCGGCCGCCGATGCCCAGACTGCTACGCTGTGTATTCGCTGGTTGGTGGCAGGTGCCCCGAGTGCGGCGCGGAAGCACCGCGCAAGTCGAGGGAAGTCGAGCAACGGGATGGAGATCTGCAGGAGATTACTGAGCCGATCGAGCGCGCAGCGCTGATTCGCGGCGCGGTGACTCTTGGCGAGCTCCAGGCCGTGGCGCGAAAGCTCGGCTATAGGCCGGGTTGGGCTTACCACCGCTGGAAGACGTCACATTGGCGGAGGCAACCGCAGGAGTCCGGTAGTGGCAACTGAACGCGAGATCCAGGCCGAGATTCTGCGGCGGTGCAACCGCGGCGGCGTGCGGCTGTTCCGCAACTCCTGCGGGAAGGCATGGCAGGGCGAAATCCAGCGCCGCAACAGGCTCATGCTGCAAATCGCCCATCCTCGATTAATCTCGTTCGGCCTCGCCGAAGGAAGCGGAGACCTGATTGGTTGGGCCGCTGGCGGCCGATTCGCCAGCATCGAGGTCAAAGGGCGAACCGGGCGACCATCGCGCGCGCAGGAAACTTGGCGCGACGCGATCCTGGCCGCCGGCGGCATCGCCGCTGTCGTCGGATCCGTCGAGGAGGTCGAGGAAATACTCGGTCTCTCGGGAGATCATCGATGATCTTCACGCCACCCGTCCCAGCCTTCTTCGGCCTTGGCGGGGGCACCAGATTGTTGGAGGGGATGTTCATGGAGCGCCCGCCGGCGGCGCGATACAAGCAGCCGGCACCAAATCACCCCAGGCAAGCGCCTTTCCGTGGAGAGCGGAAGGGAGCCGTTGGCAGGGTTTCTCGATACCCCGTTTTGCACCACCGGCCGGGAGAACCAACGGCGCCGGGCCTGGGACCAATCACCGCCAGCGAATGCCTGGGACGGGAAAGAGATTCGGGAAATACCGGAGGAACTGGAGGACTGAGATGGTCAATAAAGAAGCGTTCAGAAAACTGGCAAAGCGGCTGCGTAAGGACCTATATGACCAGAGCGACCCACGCTACTGCCTACTTGGAGAGGCTGCCTATATGAGCCGAAAGAAGAAAAACACCAGTAGAGAATCCGCCACGAGGTACAGTTTCCACGAAGGCAAAAAAGCGCTTGGATTGACGTTAGAACAAGCTAATAACCTATTCCCCTTGAACGGCTCGACCTGGCCGAAAGGTTACCGCCCGCTCGGAGGATCCCCATCGGTGGAACTGGCGCGGGAGTTGTGCCGCGCCATCGCTGACGGCAAGGTGGATCTGGAGGATTCTGACCTCGCGAAAGAGCACATCTGGAGACCGTAGCTTGACTGGGACAGGTTACATTCTGGTGGATGATGACCTTCATGTGGTCTACGGCCACGTCTCTCTTGACGAGGCAGCCCAAATGGTCCGTGCCGAAACCGGATGGCCGGACCATGATAGCGAGTGCGAAATCGATCACACCTACGCGCGCCGTACTCCATTGCCGCCCAGTAGCAGCTACGATTTTTTGTTCCGCTGCTACGTGGAAAAAGGCCGCGGGGCATTCCCCGTGACCGTCGTTCGACCCAAGGAGCATGCCCAATGACACCGCGCACCGTACAAGATTTGCGGACAGCAGCGCAGGGTCGCTGGCCGGAAATTTTGCGGCGACTCGGCATCGGCGAAAACTACCTGAGCGGGATGCCAGGTCCGTGTCCGGTTTGCAGAGAAGGAACTGACCGCTGGGTATTCGACAATCAGCACGGCAACGGCGACTGGTTCTGCCGTCGGTGCGATCCGCAGGCCGGTGACGGATTCGCGCTGCTGATGCGGCTCCACGGGTGGGACTTCGCGCGCGCGACCGCTGAGGTCGCGGCGGCGCTGGGCGACGCGCCGCAAACCGCTGTGCGATCGCCGCGCGCGCAGACGGCTCGCGTGTCGATGCCAGTGCCTGAGGCGGCGACCGAAATTCCGCCGACGCATCCGACGCTAGGCAACCCGCACTCACGATGGATATACCGCAACATGGAGGGTCGGCTGCTGTTCGTGGTCGGGCGGTGGAATCGTGCGGCGCGCCCAGGCGAGGACAGCGGTGCGCACAAGACCTACGCGCTGCTGGCGTGGATGACCGGCCTCGAGGCCGTCGCTGACACGACGCCGGCGGACAAGTCGCTGCCGCCTGGCTGGCTGCGCTGCGATGAGTCGCGTGCGCGCTACGCTTATCACCTGCGCAATGGCGAGGGTTGGTGCTGGGGAGGTGGCCTAGCCAAGGATCAACGGCGCCCCCTCTACCGACTGCCTGACCTGAGAGAACCAGCACGTCCCGTGCTGCTGGTCGAGGGCGAACGCGCGGCGGATGCTGCAGCAGCTCTCTTTCCCGACTATGCCGTCCTCGGCTATTCGACTGCGGTGAAGCAGATGGATCTCTCTCCGCTCGCCGACCGCGACGTCATAATCTGGCCAGATGCTGATGCGCCAGGTCGTGCGGCGGCAGGGAAACTCGCGGCTGCGCTGCCGCACGCACGCATCGTCGAGCTCCCGATCGACTTGCCACAAGGATGGGATCTCGCTGACGATGCGGCCGGGCGTGATCTCAGATCGATTCTCGTTGGCGCGCACCAGCGAGTCGAGAGACCTGAGCCTGAGTTCGATGAGCATCCTCCATTCCGATCGTTGGGCTACGACGGAGGCATCTACTACTACCTGCCCGATCATACGCGGCAGATCACGGCGATTGCGGCCGGGAATCACACGCGCAAGCACCTACTCCAGCTCGCGCCACTCTCATGGTGGCTGGCCGGATTCCCCGGGGATCGCGGTGGCGTCGATTGGGATGCCGCCGCGGATCAATTGCTGAACCACTATCAAAACCGGGTCTACGATCCATCACGCATCCGTGGCCGTGGATGCTGGTGGGATAGCGGCAAGACTGTTTTCCACCTCGGGCAGCGGCTTATCGTCGACGGTGCCGAGAAGAAGATCAATGAGTTCGGGTCCAAATATATCTATGGTGGCGGAACGGAAATGCCCGACCTTCTTGACCCATTGAGCGACGCCTTGGCGTCTGAAATCGTCGGCATTGCCCGCAGATTCCAATGGGAACATTTCGCCAGCGCCGCCTTACTTGTCGGGTGGTTGGTGCTCGCTCCGATTTGTGGAGCGCTTCGCTGGCGCCCACACATCTGGATCACGACCGAGGGCGGCGGCGGAAAATCAACGATCCTTGATCAGTTCCTCGGCCCCCTGCTAGACGGATACGCTCTCCCGGTGCAAGGCGCAACGACGGAAGCCGGCCTGCGCCAGTCGTTGCGAATGGACGCGCTGCCTGTTCTGTTCGACGAAGCGGACTCTTCGGATGAACGAGGGCGCCTGCGCATGCAGCATGTCCTCGAGCTCGCACGCCAGGCTTCCTCAGAGGGCCTGACTAGCGTGCGCAAGGGATCAGCCTCTGGCCTGGTCCAGACTTATCTCGTTCGATCGATGTTCGCTTTTTTCTCGGTGAACGCATCCGCGCGTGAGCAAGCTGACCACACGCGGATCAGCTTGCTTCCGTTGCGCGCTGTGACCGCGGCGACGTCGAAGGAATGGCCCCAGCTCGCCGCGGATCTCGCGCGAATCTGCACGCCCGACAACGGAAGGAGACTCCTCGCTCGTACGCTCGCGCGCTTGGGGGAGATCCGAGCTAACGCGGAGACGCTTGCTCGGGCCGGCGCAGAAATCTGGGGGTATCGAAGGCTGGGCGATCAGTACGGCACGCTCCTGGCGGGCGCAGCTTCGCTGTCCTCGACGGGTCTGTTAGACCGAGAACATGCAATGAAATTCCTGCGCCAACTCGATTGCGGTCCCTACGTCGAGACTGCTTTGGTCCGCGACGACAGTCGCTGCCTCGCGCGGATCATGCAATACCAACTCCGTTGCGACGGAGCAGATCGGGCCGAGACGAGAACGCTGGGGGAATTGATCGCCGATGCGCTCAACGGGACGAACACCAACATCCCGCGAAGAATCGCCGCGGAACTGCTGGGCCGGCATGGACTCCGACTCAGCGGCGATGATGGTGTTCTCGTCGCCAATCGGGCAGAAGCTCTTGCAAAAATCTTGCGGGATTCTCCTTGGTCGGATTCCTGGGCGGCGACGTTGCGGCGACTCGAAGGCGCAGAGAGCGCGCCACCAACTCGATTCGCGCCCGGCCTGCTTGCGCGAGCGACGCGAGTTCCATTAACGGCAGTATTCGAACCTCAGAACGGGAAATACAACGAGTAAAAAACTGCCGGCCAAGTTGCCTCGGCCAGCAGCCCCATGAATTGCCTCAGCCCCGAGCCCAACGCAACAGGAAACCGCCAAGGCGTCGCCACAGAGGTGGGTAGGTTGCCGCGAGCAAACGCTTCATCGCAGCATCAAAGCGCTTCGGGTCGGCTGCCCGCGCCTGATCCAGCCAGTATTTCCGGCTGGCCGTATCCGTTGCCTCCAAGGATCGTTGAACGCAATGGTCGAAGCTCATCTGTCGCCCTCCTGTCCCAGCAGTTCCTGAATTTGCCTCAACAAGGCGAAGATCTTCGCCTTCAGGTTCGCGGCTTCGGCTTCCGACGCAATCTCTGCGGTACCAGTATGTGAGACCGTGGTTGTCAGGGGTTGAGACGCCCGCGGAATGGGAAGTGGAATCTTCGGCGATTCCTCGTAGGTTTCGACCAATCGCGCCGCGCGATGAACCTGCCGCAGCCGCATCCCGGTGATGTGTGCGCTTTTTGCCGGCTCGGTGGCCTTCAGCAGGGCCAGAGCATCGCCGTATTGATCCCTGGCATCCATCGCAAAGCCGGCCAGGCACAATCCCGCAAACCCGACATCGGCGCTGCTGGCGTCGCCAGTCTTGTACACGGCTCCTTTGCCGGAGATGTACTGCTCCGTCCAGGCGCGCGCAAATTGTCCGGCCAAGGAGACACTGTCCTGCGTATCCACGGCCAGCAATGCCTCCATGAGCACACCAGTGTGGATCGAACCCTCGGAACGGGATATGTCGATGTCATTGAGCTCGGAAAGGATGGCTTGCTGTGACGCGACAATCCGCCCCAGTAGAGAATCTCCAGACGGGAGCAGTGTTGCTACCGCCGTGATGTTCAGCAACGGCCAGCCAATGGCGCGAAGGCGCAATGAGCGGCCAGCGCGTTGGGCTTCCTGAAGCTCACGAAGCTCGCGGGGGATGATCACTCTTGTATGGTCCTCGGCGATAGCCAGTGCACAATCGCGAAATTCTGGATCCCCAGTCATAAGGTAGGCGACGACCAGGTTCTCGGCCAGGCAATGTCCGCCCTCGTGGCGAGTTATCGGGTCGGCCGAGACATCGCTTATGCTCCAGCCGCGAAATTCGATTTCGGACAGAGTGATATTGGCTTCCTGCGCCAGTCGATGCTCGGCGAGCACCGTCGCTACGTCGATTTGTGCGGTAATACGATTCGGTGAATCCGTGTTCCGCGCGTGTGACAGCAAATGCTTGTGGAGCGAGTGCTCCAGAGCGCATCGCGCGATCTGCAAGGGCTGGGCTTCGAGCCCTCGCATCTGATCCTCCCCGATGTCACTCTTCGCCTGATCGGCAGCCCGTTGCCCCAGCAGTCTGAAGGCAAAGGCGTAGTCACTCTCGCCGTCTGCAGTGAGCTTGTGCGCAATCAAACTGGCAAACTGGGCGACCAGTGAATTCAGCGGTGCGCGGTGCTGGAAACATCCACCGTAAGCGGTCACGGAATCGCGCAGGTATTCTCGCGCGGCATCGTAGGCAAACCTCAGCCAGGATTCGTTCCCGCGCAGAGCGCCTTCGCGCCACAAGATCACAGCCGGGTCGTACTCTTGATGCAAGTAGCTGAGATAGGAGAGCCGCTGCTGCGAGGGTGAGATATACCACCCACCACGAGAAGTGATCAGTTTTTTGCAGTGCGGCGCCAACCAGTCTCCAGCATCCGAGAATTGAAATGGCATGCCGGCCATCTGATACGCAGCGACATCAGTGTTTGTGACCGCATGCCACGTTGAATCAGCCTGCGCACCGATCGGCGACTTCGTGCCAGATTTCGTCACAACGCTCCATTCCCCCTCTAGCGGAGTAGTCGCATCTACAGCCAACGAAATCCAGCGAGGCGATCCATCTGGGTAGCAGGCGGTGATGACCACCGCCGCATCATCGATGTAGTTGTCTTCCTGGGAGATCCTGACGGATCCCAGAGGCTGGTCCAGGAGCATGGGCCGCAACGGGATGCCGAAGCGAAGGCGGCCAGACACCCTGTAGGGGAACCGAATCGTGGCGATGGTGGTCATTGTTTCAATTGCCCTTCCTCGACGTAGAACCCGACAGCAGTCGGGCCATCTGCGACGCGCTCAATCCAGCATTGCCATCCTCGCGAGGAGATCAGCTCCGCCAGCATGGCCTTGTGTTTTGAGTCGAGAAGCGATCCGTCTCGGATGACGGCGATGTGGAGTTTGGCGTCTTGCGCCATGGCCAGTTCGGCCGAGGCGCGAAGTTGTTCGGCCTGCGAGGCCTGCGCGAATGGGACGTGATTGAGGGTCAGCGTTGCCTGCTCTGGATCGTAACCTAACCCTTCTACCGGGAAGACCACGGAGTCGAGCGCGCGCCGGCGCTCGTTTCTGATTATCTCGATCCTGCGGCTAAGAGCCTCATAGGCTTCGCGCTGGGCGACCAATTCGCGCTCGCGCTCGGCCAATCTATCGGCGACGTCGAGTTTCCGATTGTTGCTCTCAGCCCGTTGGATCTCCTTGCGGATCGCCGCCTCATCAATCTCAGTGAATTCATCCAGAGTAGCCTTCGTCGCGGCCGCATGCGCGATAGCTTGGCGCAAAGCTTCGTTGGCCTGCGGCACCCCAATTTCTGAAGTCTCCTTTTGTTTTTCGACGAGATCGGCGATCTGCTGTTGCAGCGTCTGCAGTATCTGCAGCAGACCGTTGACCTTCTGAGCGGCCTGCTCCTTCTCCCGATTCGCATCTCGTAAGGCTGTCTGCAAAGCCGCTTTTCCGGCGTTATGACGAGCTGCTCCTTGGAGCTTCTCGCTCAGCGCCGCGAGGTCCACTCTTCCTGCCGGAGAATCACTTACTTCTCGGCGCAGCCCCTCAACTGTGCCGGCAAGAGTCTTCCCCTCACGGCCAACGAGCAATCGTTCCTGCTCAGCTTCTGTTTCTTCTCGCTTACTGGCGGCCAGGTCGATCGGCAGAGAAACCAAAGCGAGAACCTTGTCGATCTGTTCCGCAGGCTTCAGCCGCATGAACTCCAGCGGGTCAATGTATGCGCCGGTGAGGCGATCGAGGATCGCCTGCGGTGATCGGAACGTGGCTCCGTTCTTGTCCTCGACGGAGAGATAAGTTTTCTCTGGGTTCGCCGGATCAGTCCACTTCCGGCGAACGACGAGGTCGCCCAGATCGATCTCGATCTCCGCGGAGTTTGCTCCCTCGCGGATAGGCTTCTGCGGACAAGCCTTCCCCCCTTCGAGTGCGGCGGAAATCGCATCGAGGATGCTCGATTTCCCCGCCCCGTTAGGGCCTTGGATCTCGACCAGCCCAGTTGGCGCTGGCTTGATCTCGACGAAGTAGATCCGCTTAAAATTCTCGGCGCGAAAGCCGAGGATCGTACTCTCAGCCATGAGTCGAATCCTCCTCTTGATCGAACGGCGCATGAGGTTCAGCCTTCAGTGCGCACCAGACTAGAGACAGACCAAATGCGATCCACAACGCGAAGACTACGCGCCGGATCCAACGAGATCTGCTATCCGTCATCTCTCTCCTCCAGGAATTCTTCCATTTTGCATCCTAGGATCTTGGCCAGCGCGTAGAGCGCTTCCGGCCCGGGCCGCGACTGCGCGTGCAAGACATCGGCAATCACGAATGCCAGGCCATGCTCCTTGCGCACGAGTGCTTCGACCTTTTTAGGATCCAAGCCTGATTTCTGGATCTTCTCTGCCAGGATCCTGGGAGAGAAGACCATCCGCGACCGTTTCGGAGAACGGCCTCTCATCAGGGGTTGCTCGCTTGTCATCAGAATGACACATCGGACGGGATTGGCCTGGTGGACAGAGGCTCGTAGCCGGCGAAGACAACCTTGTTACGTTGCTTCCCTTCCCACGTCTCGGTGATCACGGTGACGGTAGCACGCCGGCCGATGAGCATCTCAGGCGTGTAATTCTGCTCCCCGGAAAGAGCCACCCCAAAGCCCTTGAGCGCGAGCTTCACGCGGCTCATTGCCTTGGGCGTCCACGTGAGATTGTCGAACACGTGGACGCCCTCTCGGTAGGCGAGGAGGTCAAGGTGCCAGACCTCATTCCCCGCGTTGCTTGTTTTTGCTTCGGCCCGCACACACTCCATGGGGTAGGAGCCGGGGATCAACAGCTCGAACTCGGCAGAGTCCGAGACTTTATCTAGGTCGATCTTGGGCATTTATTCTCCTGCGGCCGTTAGCCGCGCGATGATCAGCGCGGCAGAATCCGCGTTGAGCGATTCCACAGATTGTGCGCCGTGGCGGCGCAGCCCGGCCGCGATTTTCGTGTCGTCGTAGCCGCGCGCCGCAAACAGTGCGCGCAGTTGCGTAACCTGCTCCTCGGTGGCGCGCGCGATCGGGGCGCCATCAAGGGCGGCACCGAACACGGCACGAAACGTCTCGATGCCGGCCGGGAATTCCAGCGGCAGAATCCGCGACGGGTCAGGCGAGCGGTGCTTGCGCGTGCGGCACACGCGCGATCCATCGCCACGCGCGATGATCTCCACCTCGACGTCGAACAGATACGGCATCTGCCGCGCGCCGTCGAACGTAGATCCGACGCGACGCATGAACTGTCCGTCCGCGTATTCAGGCTTCGCGCGCGCCGTGCAGATCACGTTCATCGGCAGCTCGGCGATCAGATTCGCGAGCCGGTAGAACTCGCGGCGCGGAAGGATCCAGTCTTTCGGCTGCATGTCCCAGTATTCGTTGCGATCGAACTTCGCGCCCTGGTTGCGGCGCAGCAGGATGTCCGCCCACTTGGCAACGAGGCCCTCCCAGTAGACGGTCAGCGGATCGATCACCAACGTTCGGTAGTCGTGCGCATGTTCGCGCAACCACTCGACGGCAGCCATGACCTCGTCCGGCGACGTGGTGCGGCGCACGTCGAACGCAGCCGTCGCGCCGTAGAGTTCGGCCCCGCCGTCGAGATCGAGCACGACGGGGCGCGGGAACTGGAGCGCAAGCGTGGTCTTGCCGGCGCCACTCTCTCCCCAGATAAGCGCTTTGAAGCGCTGGGGTGCGGACGATGCGGGCTGGAACGGTGAGGCGAGTGTGCTCATCGGCGGATGGGTAGCTCGAGGATTTGCGCGGCGTCCGGGTATCCGGGCCACGTGTCGGTAGCGAGACACTCGGCATAGCGGCGGAGATCCTCGCGGATTTCCTCCTCGCCGATCAGCGTGCTCGTGTCGTCGATCTCGTAGACCGCGACGCCGTGCGGCGGCGACTTCTCGACGGCGACCAAGATGAATCGATGATCGCGGCCAGTGACCGCGCGCACGCCCGCGCGGTAGAACGCGCTTTGGCAGTGGTAGCGATAGGCGAGTGCCGAGCGCGCGAACGCGCGCGGCGAAGCGTCCTCGGTGGTCTTGAGGTCGAGGATGCAGGCGTCCTCGACGCTCCAGACGTCGGGCCGACAGCGGCACGCGACGCCGGTTTCCTCGTCGCGCCAGATGATCGAGTGCTCGATGGCGTTCGCCGAGTCGGCGACGATCACGCCGAGAATCGGATGCGACCGCACCGCCGCGGCCATGCCGGCGATCTGCTCGGACGGATCGACGCCGGCCCGGACCTCGAGGACGCGGCCAGCCACGAGCGCGGCGCGATGCTCGAGCTGGAAGTCCGCCCACGCCGCCTTGCCCTCGCGCGTCGCGCGCGAGGGACCGCGCCATACTGGCCAGCGCTGCCTCCAGCCATCAGGCGAGAGGATCGCGTCGTGCGCTGCGGCGCCGAGCCTTGTCGCCTCGGTGTCGAGCGGCTGACGGCGAGCGAAATGAAGAGGCGACCGATGGAAAAAGTCAAGTCCCGATTTCGAAATTTCCGGTCTGGCGTGATACTCCTCGATCGGCATCCCGGGGACCAGTGTGGCTGTGGTCATGCGCTGATTTTCGGCCTGCGCGTCGCGGTACCAAGGGAGCGGTGTCTTTCGTGGCGGAGGCTGAATCGCGTAAGTCATTGTGGAGCAATGAGTTGCGAAAATAAAAAAAATCATAAAAAAATGTTGCAGGCGTGCCACGACGCGCGTATAATTAGAGACGAGAGAACATGAACAAAATCGCAACACCCCACCCCACCTACTACCGGGTACTCGCCCGGGCCCGGGCTGCCGGGTCCACCGCCGTGACGCCGCGCGGTCTCGCGCGATGGCTCTCAGTGCACCCCTCCCTCCGCCTCCCGCTACCCTCCCCGGAGCGGTATGCACAGCGGTGTCCAGCTCGAACCACAACCCGGAAAGCGTGGCGGGTCGCAGATAGTCTGGGCCGATTCGCTCAGCGGGCCGAGGCTGTGCGGACCCGCTGGGCGGGCCGAGGCTGGACGGTCACGCGGGGCCTCGAGCTGGCGGCCCGTTGCTGGGCCGCGGGGCGCGGCTGGCCGGTCGAGCTGGTGCCTGGTAGCCGAGTCCGGGTAGCCGGCTCCGGCTACGGATTCCGCTGGCGGGGCCCCGGCTCGTATCAACATTCGACCCGCCGCATCGAGATCGGGGTCGATCTCGTGCGCAAGCACCCCTGGCTGCTGGGGCGGCTTGTGCGCGTAGGCTGGGACGGCGTAACGGCTTACGCCCAGCCGGCCGCGGCAGCCGAGACCATCCACGGTATCCGGTGCCGCCGGGCGGTGTGGGCGTACCGCCTCGGTGAGACGTTCAGCGGCTGGCTGGTGTCCGCCGCCGGCGGCCGGACCTACCACGCCCGCGCGGCGAAGGTCATGCCCGCCCGCGCGGCGGCCCGCGAAGCGGTGGGCGCCTGGCGCCGGCAGCGCGCCGCCCAACGGGCCGCGGCCCTGGAACTCGACAAGCTCCGCGACTTGCGGGCGCGAGTCACCCCCGAATGGGTGCGCGCTCACGTCGGGTACTGCGCCGCCGGATGCCGGGCTTGGGCCGCAAGTCACCGCATCCCCGCCCACCGGGTCGCCGCCGGCGTGCCGGTGGGCGTCCTCGTGCGTCGCGCGCCACGCGATGAGCGCGTCCTGGCCGTTGCCCGCGCGGCGTCGATCCATCCCTAACTCTGACCGCCCCGCCGGCGGCCTTGTAGCCGGCACGAAAAAACCATGAACACCGAAACCACCAACATGACCGCCCTGGGCGGCCGGCTCCGCCGGACTGGCCCGGGCGCGTGGGTCCGCGCCGATGGCACGCCGGAGCCGCGGGTCCGCGATCTGCGGCTAGCAGACATCGCGCCCAACTACCGCTGCACCACATACGGCGACGGCAAGACCTACGTGGAGGTCCCGGCGACGTGGCAGCGCGACGTCGCCGACGAAGACGTAGCCGCGGCCATTGGCCGGTTGACCGCCGGCCTCGATCTGCGCCGGCTGTTCCACGGCCGCGGCTACTTCGTCCCAGTCCTCGACTGGGACGCTGAGATGAATGCCGTCGTCGGCGCATCCTGGGCGACCGCCGACCAGGCGGCACTCCTGGCTCTTCCAGCGCCGGCCTAGTCCCTGTCCGCCCCGCCGGCGGCGTCGTAGCCGGCCCCGAATCAACCATGACCACCTACCACGACTACTACGATTACTACGCCTCATTTGGGGCGGACGATACCAGGTTTTCGCGCCGCAAACATATCGTGGCGCGAAATGACAGGTCCGCGCGGTTGGGCGCGCGGGCATTCTTCCGACGCGCAATGCGTCGGATCGACGCCGTTACCGACTTCGGCGGAGCCGAAGTCGAGCTAAAGGATCGCGCCGGACGCAGCCTAATTTCGGAGCGCTATGGCGTCTCGTCAGCGGAAGCGCGGGAGGCTGCTCGTGAGTAGCCACGAGCAAGAAGCGGCGTGCCGGGCGTTACGCGCCCTGCCGAGTCCTGCTGACTGGGCCGCGGTGTTCGCGGCCCAGTCAGAAGAAATGCGCAAGATTGCGCAACAACTTCCGAGAGCTTGGCAAGACACGGACAAGAGCCGCGCATGGCGGCGACTGATCGACCTACTAGCTTCGGTTTCGGCTTCGCTTTCGGCTTCCTAACCATGAACACCACCACCCTCACCCTCCCCGCCCGCGAAGTGCTCCGCTGGGCCGAGAGCTGGGCTTGCAGTGCCGATCACCCCGGCCTCGACTGGCTGCGCAGCCTCGCCCCCGAGCACCCCTGCCCCGAGCCGCCCAACCCCGCGTGGGCGTCGTGGTTCGCCTACCGCTCCGTCCGCGACTGGCCGGCGGAGCGGTGGGCGGCGCACGGCGCCACGCTCGCCGCCGCGGTCGCCCACGACCCCCACTACTCCATGCGCACCCAGTCCTGACCCATCCGCCCCCGGTCCGAACCGGGGGCAAACACCACCATGACCATGAACAAGAAATACTTGACGGCTCTGGCCAGGGCCAGTGCACTGTCCTGGGGGACCGAGCCTGGCACAATTTCCGCGGCGGCGCTGGCCGCCGCAATCCGCCGTGGCGAGCCCGAGCAGGCGCTCGCCGTCCTAAGGTACAAACTGGCATGTCCTATGACTATTGCCGATCTTGGCACCGTCGCCGCAACGGGCGACGTGCTTTCCGCGCGAGCGGTGGTTTATGAAATTCCACCGGAAAGGATTCATGACGAAGATATTCTGCGTTTTAGTTATATGGACCTCGTGTCCGCAGAACTTGCGGGCAGGATGCGCTCTGTACCGAGCGCCGGGACTCTCGCAGAGCTTCTGCGAGAAAGACCCATGCCGAGGATGACTGCGATCGCAGTCTCCCTGCGGCTCCCACTGGAAGAAAAAATCGCCAGGGAATACCTGGCGTCACTGAGACCATGAACGACACTTGCGGTCTCTGTTGGGGGCCGCTGGGAGAAATTGAATGAGATGGTTCGTCCAGCCCCGAGCATGGGGCTCCGACTGCCCGGCCAGCGCCGTGGTGGCCGGGAGAAATTGGATCATGATCCGTGCGGAAACGCCGCCGGATCGGACCACCTGGCTGACCGTGGACGACTGCCCGCGGTCCGAAGTCTACCGATTGCTGCGCACCATCGCGCGGCACGCTCAATCCTGACTCCCCGAAGGAGAAATGACGAACACCACTACCCTACCCCTGGCGGTGCTTGGCGCCGCCGATCCCGAGATGACGGCCATCGAAGCGGTGCTACGCGCCGCCGGCGTGTCCTACCTCTACGCTGACTCTGCTCCCGGCGTGCGCGTGCACGCCGGGAACGCCTACACCGTCCCGCTCCCGCAGATCGCCATCCAGCGTGCCCGGGCCGGCGGCGAGATCTGGTTGGTCGAATGTTGCCATCTGTCGCATTTGCGTTTGTTGCTGCCGGCGGCCGACGCGAACACGGTGCGCGCACGCACAGTGCGCGTGGACCACCACGACCAGGGGGACCCGGGGTACGGGGTGCCGCCGGAAGACTTCCTGCCGGGATCCTCGCTTGGGCAGGTGGTCGCGCGAGTGGCGAGGATGGACCGGCTGCCGGCCGCGTGGCCGCGCTGCCGCGAGGAACACGACAGCTCCGTGGCGGAGCCCACCTCTGGCAGCATTTGGCGGGGGGCCCCTCCAGGGGAAGATGGGCGCTGCGACATCGTGGCGGCGGACATATGGCTGGTCACTACGCCCACGTCACGAGCCATCGCAATCCCGCAAGCCCTAGTCCTAGCCGCAGCTGCCGACCACTGCTTGGCGGCGGCGTATCGGGGCGAGTGCCCCGGAGTCGATCCGGAGTCGCTGGCTGCTTGGCGCGCGGAGACGCGCGCCGCCCACCAAGGCCGGCCCGTCGCGGAGGTGCTCCGCGACGTCGAAAAGGCCAAGGCGGCGCTGGCGGCAGCACCGCTCGTAATGCTGACCGCGGGGGGCGACTGCCCCATGCACGGCGAGCGCTCGCCGGGGGTCGTCGACTATGAGTGCTGCCCCGGAGCCGCGGATCTCGTGGTCCGTGACCTGCGCGGTCAGGAGATCCCGGAGCTGCCGGAGGCGGCCTGCCAGGCGGGCATCGCCTTCCTGGCCACGCCACGCCCCGGCCCGGATGGCCGGAGAAAGGTGGTGCTCCAGTGCGCCACCGCGGCCCAGCTCGCTGCCTGGCCCGCCTGGGCCGAGGCGCACGGCATCACCGACCTTTACGGTGGCGATCCCGCGCGTGGATTCGCAGGAGGGTACCTGCGAGGCACGGAGCAGCAATGAAGCCATGACCACCGCCACCGCGAAACATCGCCGTCACCGCCATGATGCCTCGCGCGTCTGGCTCCGCGTCCGCCTCCTGCCCGAGGAACGGACAGCGGTAGACATCCTCCTGGCTCGTCACGCATGGACGCTGCGCGATTTCATCCGGCATGCGACCGAGCGAATCGGCCGCATGCCACCATCAGCGCGCCCGAACGGCGCGGACACGAGCAACTCCGACTCCGACGAGCCCGAGAGCTGAGCCCGCCGCCGCGAGCAGACCGCCGAGCTGCGTCCCGGCATCCCCGCCAGCAGCGGCGAGCTGCTGACGCGCTGCTGCAATACCATCCAGAGCCTCAGCCACAGCGACCTTGAGTCGGACGACCTCCGCCTCGGCCTCATCGGCGCGTGTTCGCGCTTCAGCGAGCGATATAGAGACAGCGCTCTGCTGCGCCTCCAGAGCAGCGACCTGTACCTGCGCTGCGGCAAGCTCTTCTGCGCTGGCAGCGGATACAAGAGCCCGTCGCGCATCCGCAAGCTGGACCTCGAGCTGATCGGCCGCCGCCTGCGCGTAACTCATCGTCTGTGCCGAAGCTGCACTCGCAGCCTCGGCCGCGGCGACACGCGCACTCATCAGCTCGACCTCCGCCTGCGAGAGCACGATCTGCTCTGCGGAATCGACGGCCTGACAGCCAGGCACTAGCACCAATGTCGACGCCAAGATGATGACGGCGAAGAATACCGCGATCCACGGGCGGATATAGCCACCGTCAAAGCGCGGCTTGAAGCCAACCGCGCCGCTGTCGTAGCTGCCGGCCGGCTTGGTCGTGGCCACCATGTAGGTGACATCCGAAGCGTAGGTCCCAGAAGTCTGCCCGCCGCTCGCAGCGTCGGTCACGGCGTTCTTGGCGGCCATCGCCACGGCGATGACGGCCAGGAAACCCAGCGTCCAAAGTAAGACCTGACGGTCCCCCTCCAGGATGAACGGGGTGGCCAGACCGAGCCCGGCGGCAGCCAGACCGGTCAGACCGGTGTTGGTCTTCGAGGCGAAGAAAGGCTGATTCACGAATTCCTCCTAGACTGGCGGGAACTGCTGCTTGAGTACGGCGATTTCGCCGGCTGTACGCTCGGCGAATGTTGTGATGGTCTCGTTGCTGCCCTTCGTCGCCGCGTATGTGTACGGCTCCGCAGGCTTGCTGGCATCTGGCTTTGTTTGCCAGGTCGTGGCGATTGTGGTACTCGGTTCCATGATTGTCTGTCCGTGCAGGATTCGCTCTGTGCCACCGATGTAGCTCAAGAGCATGAGGTTTTGGTGGAGGACTCCGAAGGCGACGGCGAGCAGCAAGAGGTCGGAGAGCAACGCCTTCCAGCGGTTCATTTCTGTACCCCGGTTTCGAGCCGAGAAAGTCGCTCGTTGATTTTCTCGAGCTGGATCTCCAGCTTCCGGGAATTTTCCCGGAAGGATTCCTGGAGAACTTCGAACTGAGTCTCCAGTTTCACGATGCGGTTGCTCGCACTGGTAAGCGTAGCACCGCCCCAGAGCAGCAGACCGACAATGATGACGGACACTCCGTCTCCGATGTATTTTCCCAGAACGGTCTGTTGCGGACGGTCATTCATATCTGGCCCCCGAGAAATCCAGCATTTCCTGTTGAAGGCGCTTTGCCGCCATCTCACACCAGCGCTCATCGATTTCGATTCCGATGGCGCGGCGGCCGAGATCCTTCGCGACGCGGAGCGTAGGACCACTACCACAGAACGGGTCAAGAACCAAGTCTCCAGATCGCGAGTGAAGCTCAATGAACTTTGCCATCAAAGCTTCCGGTTTCGGAGTTGGATGCTCGTAATCGCGCGGGATGATCTTGGGGATACGGATCACGTTGCTTTGACTGTCTCCACCAAACCAGCGACATGGAGCCCCTTTCTTCTCTCCAACGAGAACAACTTCGTAGGAGCGGCGATAATGCCAACCGAGACCCAGACCTCCTTTATCCCAGATGACCATCTGCTTAAAATCCAGGAACTCGTCCATCCAAAGCGACCAACGCGCGAACTGCGGATCAGGACCACCACCACCACCGCAGCAGCAGCAGCAGCAACCGCCATTGCTCAATAGCCGCGCAGATTGTTCGAATAAGAATCGAACAAAGTCATTAGCTTCTGGCCCATCATTGGCTATCGGCCGCGAATTCCCGGGCCGACCATCGAAGACTCTCAGCTTCGATGCCAAATCGCCATCGTTTTGTTTATGTCCATACGGAGGATCGGTAATCACTAAATCGACTGATGCATCGGCCAGAGTCGGCAGAATCTCCCGGCAATCTCCCAAGTAGATCGTGATCCCCGCGTGATCATAGTACGGCTTCACTTCTCCTCCTTCAGCCGCCACGCGACTTCCTCAGCGATCTTGTCCGGCCCGTAGCCGTAGGTCTCGCGGATGAGATCATTGTGCCGCTGGATTCCCAAAAGGAAAACGGAGTGCTGATCGAGCTGCTCAGACACCCTCTCCAGTAAAACGACCTGCTGTCTCGACGTATCGGCCATCTGCTGGCGGATACCGTGGTCACTGCCTACGCCAGTGAGGTCTTTGAGCACATTTGCAGCCAGAGCCAGGGCGATGGCAACCAGCGCGTAGAACTGCGCCTCCAGCTTCTTGCGCCCATTTCCGTTCTCGGTCATCTAGCCAACCTCCACTGGGTCATAGTACGCGGCCGATCCGGTGTCGTAAAGGACCATGGCAATCTGAGTGCCAGAAACCGGACTATAGACCGCAGTCGCGGCTCGACGAAGATTATCGATCTTGGTCGAAACGATTTGGTCTGCACTCGCATCTTTCATCCTGATCCGGTAGTCTGCCCCGTCGGTCAAAACCCCCACCACAGACCTTGTGGTCTGGGTATGCAACGGCGTCGCGGTGAAAACCGTTCCGGTGATCGATGAAATTTCCGATGAAATTGAGATAACACCCCCAGTCTCAGTCACATTGCGGAACTTGATCCGCACATCATCCTCTGTCCACGCGATCGAGACGTTCGCCGAGTCGCGCAAGTTGCCTTGAACCGCAGGACGGCGCATCTTGATCGAAGTCTGCGCGAGGCTGGCCGTGGAATAAACCGTGAGACCGCCATTGGCGGTTGGGGTACACGCCTTCACGAACGCGCGCCCCGTATCTGTGGCAACTGTCCCGCGCGTTGCGAACTCGAACTCCTCGTAGCTCAGGAATATTTTCCCATCCCCCCTCTCCGTCAAAATTGGCGCGATACGCCCATAACCGCTAGCCTGGGCTCCATCGACCTTCGCTGTTGCCAGCGTTTGCTCCGCGTAGAACAAAGGGAGCGGATAGGTCGCCGTGCTCGGGAAGCGGATCAACGACGCGAGGATGTCATAGTCTCGATGCTGCCCGGCTTCTGCGATGAGATTCGGCGCACAAACCCAAAAGCGGCCAGATCCACCGACCACGGAAGAAGCGCACAGTCCGATGTTGTTCGCGCTTGTCGAGAAATTCACGTCAAACGCCTCAAACCCGCGGCCCGTCGCACGAGTCCGCAGCACGCCATCTGCGGCTGTGGTCATGTCAAGTAGGGCGAACTCGATCACTCCTGTGCTGTCGACCTTGTTGACTCGCGGCCACGCAAACAAGAAATCTCTGCCGTTCGCGGCTACGCGCCCCTTGTCGCAAGAATCTGTCCCACCCGTAACTCCGAGAGTCGGATCTCCAAGCACATATACCGTGCGGCCAGCATTACCCTCCAGAATTCCGCCAGTCGCACGCAGCACCATGCCGAGACAATAGTTGGCAGCGACTCCGCCTACTGTCGAGTTGCGCTCGAGGACGAGTGCAAGGTCTCCACGGTCGTTAAACGCTCCGTAGATGTGGTCGATTGCGGTGAGATTTTCGATGACAGGCATCAGTCAGGCCACTCCACGGCCAGGAACTTGTAGTTGCGGGCTCCTGTATCGGGAGACCCATTGCTGATGTTTCTGACCGCAGTGAATCCGGTCGTGGTCACGCTGCTGGTGTCGATAGCGAACGTATCATCTCCGCTCGGTACCGTAGTGCCGATCGGCTCCGGGTACAAGAATATCTTGATGTTCGCCGCGGTTGCAAAACGTCCGCTGGTCAACGTTCCAGTCGCTGTCGATGTCCCGGCAGTGAACGCAACTACGCCGACCTCCATGCGGCACAGCACATCAAGCAGCGTTTTCACCGTCCCGTGATCGGTTCCTCCGATGCTGGTGAGATCGGACGGATTCGCTCCGACTGAGGTCTGCATCGCTTCGAGCGCTTCCGCAATCTCATTGGCGACGTTCCCGGTGTAAGGCGTTGTCGCCTCATTGATCGTAGCGAACGAGTCATCTGCGGCGGAAAAGCTGCTGCCTCTCACAGCTTATCCTCCATGGCCAAGTAGTAGTAGGTCTCGAGTGTTTCTCCGCTCGCCATCCCACGGCGGTAGAACGAGAACCCCACGGGCGCACCGGCGGTTGTGTCGATCGTCAGAGCGTGATCGAGATCTTCCGCAATCTGCCGTCCCTTCGACGTGGTCGATTTGATCACAAGCACGATCAGTTTTGACGCGCTGCTGAATCGTTCTGGATGAAGAAACTTGACCTGAAGCGGGATTTCGGTGGGGCGCTCCAAGTCGAACTTTCCCATCTCGATCGCGGCAAGCTTCGTCATCAGCGCCGCCAAGTCGGCGTTCGCGGCGTAGCCGGTCCCCAGGTCGGAAGGATCGGCTCCGAGTTCGACTTGGAGCGCGCGCAATCCTCCGAAAAGCGCATTGAACCAGGCAGCCCGCGGCCGGTCAAACTCATCCGCGAGATGAGGCAATACGTCAGGAGCGCTCGGATAACTGCTACTCATCCTCTTGCTCCGTACTCTCCTCGAGCCCGAACGGCGGCTGAATGGCTATCCACCACACCGTATTTCCAGCCGCGGTTGTCCGCGAAGTGTGGCCGCTGCCAACGGTGAACCCGTCTTTCGTGATGCGCTTCGCGTTGTAGTTGTCGCGCTGGCCGGGCTGCCCCGTCCCAGACTGTGCGAGCTGCACGTAGACGAACGGCGGCGCCGTGAAACGGTTCGCCGTGAACGCAATCCGCGAAGTGCCAACCGTCGCGCTCAGTGTTGTCGAGCCTGTTTCGATGCGGCACCGCGCGAGCAAGAACGCGCCGATCGTGCCGAAGTCGGCGGCTCCCAGCGCGGTAAAGTCCACGGGACTGTTGCCTATCTCGCCCTGGATCGCCGCGATCTGATTCACCGCGTATGTCAGCGCGTCCGCCGGCACGAAGTCCGCTCCGTCCTCCAGCGTCACCGGGGCGCCGTCGAGCGTCGCGGGGTAGGTGCTCAGATTGTCGCTCATGCAATCCCCTTGCTCGCGTTTTCTAGAGCGTCGCCAATCAGTCCTGACAGATCCTCCATGATCTCGGACGCGCGTTTGCTCCCGCCAGACCCACGCGCTTTGATCAACAGCGGCGCATCAATACCATGCCACTCGCACGTCATGCGTTCCGGCACGATCTCCAAGTGAGTCCCGAGTGCAGCCTCATGCGATCCGCTACCAAGCATCCACGAGTAGTTGCGGCGAGTGAACGCCGTGCCTGGCGTGAACAAAGATTCGGAGCCAGCGGCCTGAGGCGTCCACGTGTACTCGCCGGCGAGCGTGGCTGTCCCGAAGGCGTAGCGCACCCAAGCGTTGCCAGCCACGTTGCGCAACGACGGACTCGCGAGCAGCACGAGATCGCCCCAACGCTTGAACGGCGGCGTCTCGTTGTCGTGCGTAGCGAGAAACGTCGCAGTTGCTGTGTCATCCCACGACTTCCAGATTTCAACCAGACTCGTATCCGAGCTGGCGCAATCCCCGGCCGGAGATGGTGAACCGCTGCTCGACACGAGACCGTTGACCAAGATGCGCGTCGGCGTACCGGTGGAGTACATGGACGTGTACGCCAACGTCCCGTTGACCATCTGCGTCACCGTAGTTCCATCGCCCCAATACGCGGCAAGCCTCATGTTCGTAGCGCTGTCGTACTTCACCTCCAACGCTACGGTGTGCTCGGCGCTGATCTGCGCGGTACTTCGTGTCGCTGTGCTCGCGGCGAAAGTCCCCCATGTTCCCGCGGCGTTCCGGTACGCGATCACGAGCAGCCAGTTCCCGCCACTCGGTGCGTACAGCAGGCCGACGCGGTTCTTGATCTCCATGATGTAGAGACCGCTGGTCGTGTACGTCGTGCCCGTCTGCGCGCGCTTGAATACGTAGAGCCTCTTGTCGCCGCTTGTGAGCGTCACGGGGTCCTGGATCGGCAAGTTCGCACCCGTCGGAGCGTTGTCCGTATCGATCGTACTGTATCGTGGAGTCGATGCGTTGCGAATCGCGCGGTACACATCCTGCGAATCGCCCCAGGCGCGATAGTCGCGCGCCTGGTCGCGCACGATCAGCAGGCGCGCTGGATACTTCGCCGTGGTCGGCACCATGCCGAAATACTTCTTCACCCCGCCCACGGTGTCGATCAGGTTCCCGCGCATGTGATCGACGAACTCGACCTCGGCATCGATCTGTCGGCTGGCCATATCTCGGCAAATGCCAGCAGCGACAAGGGCGCATTGACCATCGGTCTCCAAGGAAGAGTCGTAAACAACCGACTTTCGTAGTCCGTGCTGATCAATCGAATCCTGGCTGTAAGCTTCGCCAGAATGGAACTGCTTGTTCGGATCGAGAGGATCGGTCTTGGTCGCATCGCCGATCACCTGGATATGGTTCTCGATCCCGCTGCTCTTGGCTTCCGTCGAGTATTCGAGGATCTGCGAACGGTCCACCGTGAACACCTGGCGATCGACTCCAGTATCCTTCTCGTAGAGATGTCCGGCGTAGAGCTTCATGTACCCGATGCCGAAGTCGTCTCCGTCATCGCTCGGGCGCACGCCCCAAGCGACGCGCGCAGGGCCGCCAGCCAGTTCGGCGAGTTTCTTCAGCGCGCGATCTGCCGGCGTGTGCTTGAACTCGATCGAGACCAAACGCTTCAATATTCCGGAATCATCCGTGTCCTTCGCCGTGATTGGGTTTCCCGTGTCAGCGATCGCAGCATCGAAGATCGCGTCGGCGATCGCGTGGATGCTCTCCCCCTCATGCTTGCCGGTGTAGAGCGTGTTCTTCAGGAACTCGCCGGCTCCTCGCAGAGCAATTTCGATCACGTCCGATCCGCCGCGCCCACGTTTCGCGTCTTCCGCGATCCCGAACCAGAGGAGATCCGTTTCCTCATCCGGTACCGCTTCCGCGCTGTCTCGGTCCCAGTAGATCCATGCGAGCCCATGTCTGCCCTGCTCCACGAGCCGCTTCCTCGCATAGCTTCCGGGAGGAAGTCGCAACGCCGCCGATGCTGTCCATAGACCGCCCTCGGCGATCCGGTACTCCCACTTCAGGCTCACCAGATTGCTCGACGCCGTGATCATCGAACGACGCTGCGCCGCAGACCAGAGGTCCGTAGTCGGGTGATCGATGGCGAGCGAGATCCTGACCATTACGGCGTGAGATCTCCCAAGGTGTGGTGCCGGTCATAGTGCTTGACCTTGAAGGTGATATCTCCGCTGGTGCCGAAGTTGTGCGTGAACGTCAATGTAGTCGTTCCGTTTAGCAGCTCGAAGAACATCCCGTCAACGCGCTTCGGCGCCGCGCTGTCAGCGCTCGATCCAGATCCGATGTATACCTCTCCGGTATCGGCATCGACGTAGAGCGTATCGCCTGCACCGAGATCGAACGAGAACAAACGGAACTCCTCACCGCTGGTCCCGTTTGTGATCGTCACCGTGATCCCCGTGTAGTCGATTGTTCCTCCGTTTGTGATCTCGTAGCTCGGCAAGGTCGGCGCCTTGCCGGTCACGGTGACGTTCTTGGTCGGGGCACTGGTCGTGTTCGTGACCGTGTTATTTGTGAACGCCGCGCCACGCCAGTAGGGCGAAGTCGCATAACACGTGGCGGACCAAAGCACCCAGGCACCGCTTGCTCCTGGTTGGACTCGGTACTCGTCCGCCGAGACGTGGACGTCCAGGAAGCGATCGTCCGCCAACTGCAAGACCTGCTCACCCGTCTCCTGGAGCACCTGATAGAGGTTGTCGGCGATCCCCTCGAGAGCCGAACCGCTCGCGGCGCGCACTGCCCCTGCGAGACGGATCACGCGGCCAATGAGCGAGTCGCGCACCACCGCGGAGCCGCCGCGAAGCAGAGTCTCCATCTCCAGCTCGACCGCCGGAACATCTCGGATCTCATCGCAGGAGATCCCACCGCTATTGAGCGCGAGACCGCCAAGTACCGGGGTGTACGTCATCTCACCAGCCTCCCGAGTCGCCGGTCGATCTCCAGGACCAGCTCATCCGCGAGACGGCGCGGGTCGGTCCCGCCGGCCACTGAGATCGAGATGTGGTTGACCATGCCGCCGCCGGCCGGGAAGAGCCCCGGCTGACGGCGGAAAAGATCCTCCAGGAGCAGCCGAGCCCGCCCGGGCCGACTCTCGGGGATGATCATCTCAGGCCCAGCCTCGCCGATCTCGGCGAAGGTCCGCCTTGTCACCCGGCCACCCTCCGCGAAGCTCGCGCCCCCGCCGGCGGCGGCCGCTACTCCGGCCAACGTCGCGGCGGCGATGGCACCCTCAGCGGCGCCACTGGCCAGGATGCCGGGTAGCTGCGCAGCCGCGAGGGCCGACGCGCCGAAGGTGGCCACCAGCGATGCCGCCGCTGCCGCACCAAGCCCCGGCATCATCGCCGCCAACGCAGTGGCCGCCGGCGTCATCGTGGCCGCGACAGCGCGAACGGCGTTGGCCTGCTGCCGCTTGAGGTCGGCCTCCTCAAGCGCTGCCTTGACGCCGAGGAAGCGAAGTAGTCCATCAACGAGAGGCTCGAAGAGCAGCTCGTTGATCTGCTCGCCGACCACGCGGAACGGTTCCAGCAGTGCACCGGTGAGCCCGGCGAGGGCGCTCTCAGCGCCCAGAATCGGATCGAGAAATGATTCGAGCAACGTAGCCTTGACCGACTCGCCGAACTCGGTGAACTGCTCCTTCCAAGTCGTCGAGTGCTCAACCATGCTGGCGGAGATGGAGTCCATCGCTGCGCCCGTGATGCGTTCGCCCGACTCCTGGAAACCCGTCCAGAGCTCTTCCCACTGCTGCTCCAGCAGTGCTGCCTCGGACTCGAGCTGCGACGCGAATCCCTCCATGATCGTCGCAGCGAGATCCCGACCCGTTTCCCGCTGTTCCGGCGCAGTCGCGGTCACGAGAACTTCTCCGGCCGGCGTGAGCCGCATCGAATCCGCCCCACCAGCAGCGACGGCACGGAGCTGGTCGGCCAATTCGCGCAGTCTTGCGCCCAAGGATCCGGTCTCGTCTCCGAGAGCCGCAAACCGCGCTTGCGCGCGCTGCGCGAAATCCTCGAGCCGAGATCCGGCCCCAGTGATCAGCTCCGTCGCCTGCTCGAAGATCGCCTGCGCAGGCACGAACTCGCCCTGTACGACGCGGCTCAACGCGATGAAGCTCAGCGTGAGACCAGAGAGCACGTCAGCCGTGCCCTGGATGCTCGAATAGAGCGCATCGAATACCGTAATGATCCCTTTCACCGTCGAGCTGAGACCAGTCTTCCCGCTCAGAGTTTCAACCATGTACGCAACGGCATCGATCAGAACGGGGATCGCATCTCTGGCGACGCGGACCGCATTCCCGCCAAGAGCATTGATCTGCGTCCCGCTGCTTTTGATCTCGGTCGATAGCTCGCCGAGGAGGTCCGTGATCGCCGACAGGGAATCACGGACAACCGGATCGCGGACGATGAAACCACCAAGTTCCGCGAGCAGATTTCCCCACGCATTCTTTGTCTGCTCGATTTGCCCGAGAAAAGTCCCACCGAGAATCTGAGCGGTTCCGCCGACTCGCTCCTCGAGCTGCTCCATGATCGCGTCAAAGCGCTCCGAGCCGCGAAGCGCATTATCGATCTGCACTCCATACCGAGACAGCGCATTCGACGTAGAACCAACCGACTTTGCAACGAGCTGCGCCGCAGCCGTGAGATCCTGGCCGTTTGCTTCTGCCAGATCCAATACGGCCGCCGTGGCTCGCGGGACCTGATCGGTCGATAGCCGGCCGAACTGAAGCAGCAAAGCCTCGACTTCCAGAATCGCATCCCCGCCAAACCGGGTAACTCGTTCCAGAACAGAGGCATTCTTCAGTAGTGCCGCGCTGGTCTCCTGACTGACAACGCCTTGCTGGCGCAACGCGGCGTTCAGGCGCACCGTCGCCTGTTCTTGCTGACCAGCCAGTGTGATCGGCAGCACCATCGCGGCACCGACGGCACGCGCCGCATGCGTGATACTGCGCATGATCGTCAGGCTATGCGCGAAGGTCGTCGTCAGGTCTGCGACACGGCGCCGCAGACTCTGCGTCGTTTCGCCGACGGCGCGCAAGGCTCCACTTGCCTGATCACGTCCCTGGATGATGACCTGGTGGCGGAAGTCGGCCATCTAACCGATCCCCCCTACGTCGATCACCGCCAGAGCCTTCTTGGCCATTCGACGGAGCCGGTCGGTCTCTTCCCAGTCGAGCATCTCGGACAGAGCCTTTCCCTCGCTGCTCGGAATAGCCATGAGATCAGCGCGAGAGAGACCGGCGCGCAGCAAACGGGCTAGCTGTTGCACTCCGGTCCCTTCGAGAAAAAACCTGCCACCCCAGACGTCACCCGCGGGAAATCCTGCATCGGGATGCCCGACCAGAACTCTTCCTCGGTCTTCTCTTTGGATCCGGCCGCGACAGCACAGCGCCATCCCAAGAAGAGCAGCGCCTCGAACTGAAACGAGGAAAACTCCTCTACCGTGAGACCGGCGCTCGACAGTTCTTCCGGTTTCAGCCCGAGCGCTTCCATGTTGCGCCCGAAACGACGGCGGAACAAAACTGCGTCCCACGCGCGCAGCTCCTCAAGCGTGAGCTGCTGCCCGTTCGAGAGCTGAATGGTCGTGGTGGCGCAGGCCATTAGCTGAACAGCGCGCTGTCGGAGTTCACCAACACGATCGACGCCGGGTTACCGGCGCCGTCAGCGTAAGCCTTAAAGCTCACGGTCTGCCAGATTGCTCCGGCCGCGCTTGCATGCGGATCGGGCGGAGCAGTGATCAGCACGTCCGGCATGTCAATCGTGAAGGACTCGTTCGCAGCCGTCGGGCCTTCCAGCTTCAGCAGCAACGACTTGGCCGTTTTGGCTTGGTAGTTCGCGCTGAACGCATCGCCGGCCGTGCTCGTCCCCTGGAACAGGATCTCCGCCGTTACCGTCAGCAGCAGGCGATCACTGACCGCCGGCTCGATCATTGCAGGGTCGCTCGCGTTGCGCAGCTCATCGTGCGCTTGCTCCAACTTCATGGTCCAGTTGCGGCACGTGTACGCTGTCTCCGAGCCGTCCGTGCCGTACCGCAGCGTCGAAGTCGGTGTCGCCGCATCGCTGGGCGACTTCATCCAACTCGCCGTTGTGTATGCGGCTGTGCTCGGAGAAACGTAGCTGAGACCAGACCCCATCAACGTCCAAGCTGCGCGCGCGAATGCATTATCTTGAACCGAGAATTCCAGTGCAGTCGGTCGAATGCCGACGTAGAGCCAGCTATTGTCGGAGCCCTGCAAAATCCCGTCGCGGAAGATCTCCAGGGACAAGCCTTTCCCCTGAAGCGCCGCACCGCTCGTACCGACCGCCAGAGTGTGGGTGTATGTGGTTGTCCCCGCGGTGGAGAACCGTGCGCCGCATAGATGCTCCAGAAGCACGCCCCAGCCGCCGCCGAAGCGGACATCGTGAGAAAGACTGCCACTCACGCGCTTGGCCCCCTTGCCCGTATCGGCGATATCTACGACACGCTCCACCGTATGAGCCGCTTCCAGTGTGTCGAGCTCGAGCATCAGCGAATCATCGCCAGGCGCCAGCTCGAAGAACTTGGTTCGGGTGACGGGCGTCCCGTAGGTGGTCTCTTCGCCAAGACCGAAGTATCCGCCGATGCCGACGCGACGTGCCATCTATTCTTCCTCCTGTTCTTGCTGCCCTTTCTGATCTCCAACGGGGATGAAGTTTCCCCCGGCAATCAGACATGCCGCCGTCTCCACCGTCACTTCGATGACTTGGCCAGGCTCGACATATCCAAGTCCCGGCAAGCGGACACGGCCGCTCGCGCTTACGTTTTTGATCTTCTGCGTTTTCATCATTGCTCGAAGTGCCCGACCTCGTAGTTCATCATCGCCATCGCTTGCTTGCGGTCAGCATCCGCCGAGAAGGCGATCTCCGTCCCGACGTAACTCACTTGGACGGCATCGCCGCTGACCGAAGTCCATGCTGCCTTGACTTCCAGAGCATTTTCGACTAACTCACAGATCGCATCCAGAGTCGTGTCGTAGCCCGAGCTGGTTTTTACGACTGCCTCCACCGTGAGGAGCACGGTGCGGGCGTATTTTCCCCAGTCCGTGCCGGCCCCGGTGTATTCACGCTCCATCGCGCCGAAACGATCCCCGCGCGTGTAGACGCGCAGCGCCGGCAACTGCGAATCTGCCAGCGGATAGATCTGCGACGCGAAGACGTTGCTTCCCGTTGTTGCGAGCCCCGTAACCGCAGCCACCGCGGCATCCCGGATTTCCTTGCGAGGATGCGTCATGCCTCCTCCAAGATCATCCTCGTCACTCCAGTTCCATCGGGGAGAACGACGCGCACGATGTAGTTTGTCCCACTGATCGACGCGGCGGCGCCGGGAGTGACCGACGAGACATCGACCGTCCGACACTGGAACGTCGGACGCTCGCCAATCACTCCCTGCACTTCGATTGCCTCGTGGCGAAAAATGCCGTTCACCGAAGACGCTCCAATGGTTGCGCCTATCCCGAAGTCGTCGGGATCAAAGAAAACAGTCAAGTCTTCGGTGAACGGCACGGCTGCTCTACACTGTAACCGCCTTGAACCAGAGACCCGTGAGGCTCAGGTCGAAGGTCGGCGACGTACCGCTGATGGTTATTACGGCGCGAATCCACCGATTCGCGATGCCGTCGAGATCGACGGTGATCGTTTCCGTCGCATCCGCAGCGTTGGTCACCTGAGTAAACACAGCGCCCGTGATGTCGGCGTAAGTCCCGCCCTGCGTCGCGCTGCTTTGCAGCTTGACGTCCAAAGTCGGAGCTGTACCGCCACCGGCGCTCGTCGCCAATGTGAACAACGCCTTCCCCGAGCCGAGGATGAAATCGACTCCGGTCCCGTTTGCGGTCGCGGTCTTCCGCGCCGGAGCGACCATCTCGGTCACTGTAGCCGAAGCGGCCCACGTCTTGACGTTAAGCATGCCCACCCTCCTTCACCGCGCTCTTGCGCGGCTCGTATCTGATCGCCTTGCCGCGGCGAATCAGGGACATGGCGACAGTCTCCGGGCAATCGACTGTCTCGCCGGCGAAGCAGTCTTTCTTCTCGACTACTACGCCTTGCGGCCCCTGGATGGTGACCTTGATGTTTTTCATTAGGTGGTCAAGACGTCTTTCTTGACGCTGAAGCTCTCGGGGTACATGACCCCGACGTCAACGGACTGGAAGAAGACCACGCGCACGTTACCGCTCGTGGCCGCTGTGTACGGGTCGACCTGAATCTCCAGACCTCCCCACGCCCCGACGATCAGCGACTTCCAGTTGCCGAAAATCAGCGCGGAGCAGACGTTGCTCGATCCCTGTGTCAGCGTCGAGCTGACCTGATTGGTCACGTAGACAGGGTAGCCATTCGCTTCCAGATCCCGATTGACCGCTCCTGTCATCAGCATGGTGTCGCCGTATGTTGCAGTCCGCAGGGTCTGCTTGGCCTTCCCGACCACCTTCGCGTTGGTGATGTAGGCTACATCCCCCACCAGCGCGTTGTCCTGGTTCACCTCCGTCTCGAGGTTGACGAAGTGTGCCCAAGCCGGCTCCTCGCCATTTGTCGCCGGCGTAAGCACGGCGATCCCGCTGGTGTCGAGCAATCCGAGCGGCTGGTACGCCGTCCCGGCGCCATGAATTGCCGCGCGGTCTACTTCGAGACCCATCGCCGTCGCCCCGAGATTGCGGACGAGAGCCTCGATATCGGTCGAAGCCTGTGTCAGCAACATCCGCGAGTAGTCCACGTAAGCCGTGGCCTGCTTCGGCGTCATGGTAACCTGATCAAAGGCCGGCGTACTTTCCGTTCCAGCGGATCCCTCTCCGACCCAGTACACGGTCGGGATTCCAGTCCCACGCGGGATAGCGATGTTGCCGGAGAGATCTCGGAGCAGCGTAGCCCGTTGCGTGACTACGGTCGAGTTCACGAGCTTCTCCAAGAAGCTCATGACCTGAGTACCAACAAACACGCCGCCAGTGCTCAGCGTGCCAGCAGTCATGTCGCGTTGCTCGCGCGGCTGCGCGTAACCAACCGTCTGCACGTCAGACGGGACAAGCAGACTGTTGCCCTTCCCCGGATTCTGCTTGGTCCGCTTTTGCCACTGATCGCTGCATTCGATTTCGAACGCTGCCGCATCGCGGGCGCTTCGATCCGTCGGGCTCGCCAAGTAGTTAATCGCGCGCATGAAGCTGTAGCGCTGCTTCTCACGCTGATCCATCCCCAGCTCAATCTTCGGCACGGGACGCGATGTCCCAAGAGCCTGGATGATTGAGCCGCGGAACACTTCCAACGGCTCACCTTTCTCGATGGCCGCGCGCGCCATCGCTTCCGCGTTCGGCAGCAAATTTGCCATCTGTTTGCCGATCGCCTCGATGTTGCGGATGCGCTCGAGCTCGGCGCTACGAGCATCCTCCCTCCACTTGCTGCGGTCAGCATCAGACGGCCCGGGAGGGGCCGCCGGCGCAGCCGGAACCTGCAATGCTGTTTCTTCGGGCATTTTTGCCTCCTTCCCCTCAGATCTACCTACGCCGACCGTTACGTCGGCCGGAACGGCAACAATGCTGATCTCAAGAGGCTCCCAGCGCGTCACGCGGTAAACCGACGGCGCGCCTTTCTCCTCTTTTTCCAGCACCATCTCATGTATCCAATAGGAGACGCTCACGTTCGAGCGAATCCCATCGAGTACGTCGCGGAAAATCTCCTCCGCGCGCTGTGAGCGGCCAAACCGGAGAATCGCTCTCCCGACGCGATCCGCATCGATGCTGAACGATTCGACAACGCCGACCTGATCGTGCCGATCATGCTCGACGCAGACAGCAGCCCCGGTATCAAATCGTGTCGCGACCACCGATGCCGGGCCATGGTCAAGAATCTCCACCCCCCACCAGCGACCAACTGGAGCTTCGCTCGAGAAGGCCACGCGCACCAGGCGCTTCTCCTCGTCGATATCTTCACGCCTGATCGAGATTGAGCGGGCGAGTTTCTCCGCACCAAGGCTATACCTGCCGTTATCGAGTCTATGCGGCTTCATCGACATCCTCCTCGACTTCCTGACCCGGAAGTTCCGAGCCCATGCTCCTGGAGCGCCTGCTTTTCGGTCGCAGCCTCGATCAGGAGATCCTCCCAATCATCTCCCATCGCCGCGGCCAACTTGCGTCGCGTAGTCAACGTCAAACCGAGCGCGAGCTGCGCCGCCTGCATGTCCTTGAGCGGATCGATCCAGGCCCAGCCGCGAGGCTGCCACGAAACATCGAAAACCTTCTCGATCTTGTTGGGCGGTGTCGGCAGCAAGCCGTTCAACACCGCCATGCGCGCCGCATTGCGATAGATGCGCTCACAGACAGAATCCACGAACCATCCCTGCAGCGTTTTCCACTGATCACGCTCGTCGAGCAATGCACCGCGTTGACTGCCGTAGTTCGCATCGCTCGGATCACTGGCCAGCGAGTGGTAAGCCACGTTCATCCCGCTAGCAATTCCCCGCAAAACACCACGTACGAAATCGTTGAACGCGCTCACCGGATGCTGGGGGTCGAACGCGTGGAACGTCGCGCCATCGGGGAGCTGTTCAAAACCGCCAGGCTCCGCTTCGATCACCACGTTCCCCTGTTCATCTGTGTCGTCACCCGTATACTCATTGCCGGAAGGCGTGGAGAAGAAGCCCATCTTCGTAGCCGCCGCCCGCGATGCCACGACTTCGGACTCCTCATATCCGTTGAGCATCTTCAGCCGCATGATGGCCGTGTGCGCCCACGGGATCCCGCGTGATTGTTGCGGACGTTCCGGTATGCGGAGATGGATCACCCGGTCCGCTGGCACCCGGACGTAGGAGCGACCGCCCGACCGATACCCAGCATCTCCAGGATGATCTGATCGAAGGTGATAGGCCACTGCCGCGCCGTATGCGTCCTGCTCGATACCGAGACGCACGCGCCCTCCGCCACGCAGATCCAGCCACAAATCTTCATCCAGATAGTCCGCTTCCAAGATCTGAATGGCGTAGCCGGTTTCGTTGTCGAACCCGAAGTGCTCGACAACTACCACCTCGCCGTCGCGCGCAACCGCGCTCACCATTTGACGACAAGCCATTGGCCAACTCAGCGAACGAGTCACGTCGCAGGAGCCGATCTTCCCCCAATCACGCCACCAGCTCTCTATGGTCGCCCGATCCTGCTGATCTGGCGAGCCATCCGCCAGCATCGCCCTGGACTGCATCTTGATCCCCTGGGGTCCGACCACGTTGGTCTCAATCAACTTCAAAAAACGCCGCAAGTAGCCATCATCCTGCGCGAGTTGGCGCGAGCGGTGCCGCATCCGACGCAACGAACCGCGAAGTTCCTCGTCGGGACTCGTGGTCACACCCTGGAAGTCGTAGTAGAGATCGCTCTGCTTCGCCGCGGCGAACGTGCGCACCGCGCGACGCGGGAGAATCCGTCTCGCCGCTACGGGACGCTCGGGATTCGCCGGCAGCGGCTGCGCGAGTTTGGCGAGGCCTTCCATCAGGCGATGAACCTCGTGCGGATTTTCCCGCGATGACCGAGCCCCGCCGCGATGCGCTCCTCGCGTGTTTCCTGCGCATACCACATCTTGTACCTTTGGTACCAGCCCATCAACTCGCTCGGAGTCATCCGCGATAACGCGCGATCTCCAATGCTGTAGCTCATCTGATCGCTGGTCGCCTTGTTCTCGATCATCGCCTCCAACGCATCGAGAACCACCTTCACGTGACTGCGACCATCATGCGTGGCGACCGTGGCCAAATTCGCCAGAACCAACAGCGTCCCATCGCCCACCGTGCGCCGCTCCACGCCGGCAGTCATGTACTGCTGCCACGTGTAGCTGCCAGCCGCCCAAGTCGCCGTTGTTGCCGCCGTGATCGTCGTGGCGAACTCCTCGCCGTCATCCACAGCGACAAACGCCCCGAGATCGCCGGAACTGCCGACGATCTCCGTCGTCAAATCCCACTCCGCCGGCGTGTACTCCGCGAACGCCTGCTGCAGGAGCAGACTATCTCCAGCCCGGATCTCGTCCGGCATGCGCGGTAGCCCGGTAAGCGGCACGCGGAGACCTTACAGGCTGCGGATCCAGAAATTCAAGACAAAACGCATTTGGTGCCCGCCGGCGAGCTACCGCCAGCCCTGCATCCAGCCGGATTTTCCCGGCGGACGGGGCCTTTGCCGCGGCTGACCCGGCCGCATCCATTTCCGCGCCGGCACCGGGTCCGGCCGCTCGGTCTCCTCCGGCTCTTCCGCCACATCCTTGCGTCGCCCCTCCAACACCTTCCATGCGACCGAGAGATTCCGCATCGCTCCAAGCGCGTAGACCATAGTATCCAGCGCCTCATTCCGCTTGCAGCCGGGGCGCATCACCCACCGACGCGTCGCCTTCCCGCGGCTGTAAATCGTCAGCGCATGTTCCGCCGTGAGCTGACGAAAATATCCCTGCTGAAGGGAGTTCGGGAAGTGGATTCGACCGGGACCGTCCTGCTCGATTGCCAGGCGCGCGAACAATAGGTCCTTCGCCGCCTCTGTCCCAATCGGCAGTACGCGAGCCTCATACTTTCGCCCCTTTTTCAGACGCGTCAACTCCGAAATCAACGGCCGACCGACCTGAGTCGCGCCGCGGCAGGCAAACACCCGCCGACTGGCCCGCGGGCCGGTCCAGTCGTACACGGCCTGCGTGTGCTGCCCCCCGGCGTCGATAGCCAACGAAGCAATGGAGAGTTCACCTATCGCGCTCTTCCAGCGACGGTCGAGGAGCTGGTCCAACTGTTTCCAAACCGCCTGCTCTCCCGGATTGCCCGCAAGCACAACGTGATCGATAACCCAACTCTCCTCACCAGATCCCCAGCCGATGATCTGCACCTCGATCCGATCGCCCTGCACGTCACCACCCGCCGTGATCAACAACACGCCATCGGGGACCTCGTCCTCCGTCTCGTAGTCTTCGCGCCGGACGTAGAGGTATTCCCACTCCATCTTCTCGCCCTCCTCCTGCCACGTCTCCCCAAAAATCGTATTGACCACAACTGTCATCGATAGATGGTCGCCTGCTTTGCTCTTCTCGCGAGCGGCCAGGAATTCCTTCGCCAAGTCGCTCCACGTAGAATTGGGAGCGTAGCTGTAGAGCGCTGAGACATGGAACCCGGCGATCCCATCGAACGGCTGCTCAGCAATCCACTTGCCGTTCTCGATCATCTCCCACTTCTGCCGATGCTGCGCCTCTGCCCCGCATGATGGACAATACCACGCCGCTTTCTCCGGCTCATCATCTGGCCAACGGAGGTCGGCCCAACGAAGCCAGGTCATCTTCCCGCACGCCAAGCACGGCACGTGATAGCGCCGCTTGTCGCTCCGCTCATACCATTCTTCGACCTTGGACGCTCCACGCATCGTAGGCGTAGAGCCGATAGCAATCTTTCGGTGCCGGAACGTATCCGTCCGCCGCATACCGAGACCGATCTGGTCTCCTTCTGCTCCTGCCGCTGGAGGATAGCCATCAACCTCATCGAACCAAACGTTCTGCGCGGCGACGCGGCGAAACCCGCCGGGAGAGTTCGCCCCGACCGCGCGCAGCACGCAGCCTCTGTACTGCTTGCGCTGCAACGTGTTCCCGGATCGAGGCCCATCCGGCGAAACACCGCGCATTCGCGGGATATCGCGCAGCATCGGGTTCATCTCATCGCGCACCCAGTCCACTGCGTCCTTGATCGTCGGCTGAACCATCATCTGGTTGCGCGGAGATTCCGTCATGTAGTAGGCAACGGCGGCTCCGAGACATTTCGTATAGCCGACGCGTGCACTTTTCATCCAGACGACGATCGGGATCTGATCGTCGCCGAGAGCCCGCAGAATTTCTCGCTGGAACGGCCACGGGCGGAACCTGCGCACCTCCGCCGTCTCGGCGACAAGGTAATAGTGCTTCTCAGCCCACGCACACATATCGAGACGAGGCTCTGGCAGCAGCAGCCTAGCCGCCAGCGTTAGCAGGTCATCTCCACGCGGCAGAATGACCAGCCCGCTAAGATTCGTGCGCGTCGAGCGCACGTGATTCGTCTTCGTCATCTGGCTCCTGTTTTTCGCGCCACTGCTGGACGACACCCGCATCCAACGAGGATGCGGTCTCTACCAGCCCGGCCTCGATCGATGTCCGCAGAAGATTCTCGGCCTCGTCCGCCGACATACATATCACCACATCGGCGACCTGATGCGGGATCGCCAGCATCCGATCGCGCAATGCGCGGTAGATGCGCTCATGTGCGAGCTCCACCTCGTCGCGCAAGAGCAATGTCCCGGCCATCTGGAGCGCACCGAGCCGGCGCTGCCGCGCCTCCCAGAGCAGTTTCTGTCGCGCGCACTCGCCACCGCTCGCGTCGTCCGGGATCTCGCCGGCCGCCAGCGATGCGGCGGTCAGCGTCTGCCCCTGGTCCGGCCCGGGCATGATCTCGGCGTCGAGCAGCGCATCGCTGGCGGCCACGTCCACTAGCCCGTGGCGCAGGACCAGCCGGCCGGCGCGGGCCAATCGGCCGATCTCCTGCCCAGGCACCCCGCGGTGCCGGGCATAGGCCGCCTTCGAGACCAATTCTGCTTCCGCAACTCTTTGCGTCATAATGAGTTACGGCTGCTGCGGCGTAGATTTCGCGCCTGCGCCGCAAGACC